TACCAAGGTCGTGGACGCTAGGACAGTTGAGGGGACAGACAAACAGGTCTATCAGCAGATCATCGACGAGTACGGGCCAGACTCAGCCCAAGCGCACGTCGAGGTGTACGGTCAGTTTCCAAGCGCGGGCGACGATCAGTTCATCGGAGCTAACACGGTCGATGAGGCCATGAAGCGGATTAAGTACCAAGACCTGAGCGCGCCGATCGTGATAGGGGTCGATCCGGCGCGGTTTGGCGCCGACGCGACAGTCATCGCGGTCAGGCAGGGGCGGGATATTGTCAAGATCATGCGGCACAGGGGCGACGACACCATGACGGTGGTCGGGTATGTGATTGAGGCGATTGAGGAGTTCAAGCCGACGCTGGTGGTGATCGACGAAGGCGGCTTGGGCGCCGGCATTGTGGACAGGCTCAAAGAGCAGCGGTACAAGATCAAGGGAATAAACTTTGGCAACAAGTCCAAAAACCCTATAATGTACGGAAATATGAGGGCGCAGATGTGGGGCGATATGCGCGAGTGGCTGAAGACGGCGAGTATTCCAAACGACAGGTTCTTGAAAAGCGATTTAATTTCGCCTATGATGAAGCCGGATTCGCGGGGGACTATCTTCTTAGAGTCTAAGAAAGATATGAAGTTACGGGGCTTGGCCTCACCGGACGCAGCCGACGCCATTGCGGTGACGTTTGCGTTTCCTGTTGCGAATAGAGAAGCGCACGGCAGAACGCAAGTCAGCCGTGTGTACAGTCGAGACAGCGTATCAACTGGATGGATGGGGTCTTAATATGGCAACTAAAAAAACTGTCTCCTTGTCTGTCGGGCGCGGCGAAAAACTGCCCGTGTCCAAGGGCGCAGGGCTGACGGCCAAAGGGCGTGAGAAATACAACGCTGCGACTGGCAGTAATCTAAAGCCGCCAGCCCCTAATCCTAAGACTAAGGCAGACGCAGGCCGCAAGGCATCCTTTTGCGCGAGAATGGGCGGCGTTGTTGAAAACGCCAAAGGCGATGCAGAACGTGCTAAAGCTGCCCTTAAACGATGGAAGTGCTAATCATGGATACAAAATTCGGACTCTATGCAAACATTCACGCCAAGCAAGAGCGCATCAAAGCAGGCTCTGGCGAAAAGATGAACAAAGTCGGCAGCAAAGCCGCGCCGACCAAGCAAGACTTTATAAAGTCTGCCAAAACTGCGAAGAAGAAGTAAATGAGCTTCACTAAACCTATTGGCGTTGCGTATCTTGACCAAGACATTATTGGCGCAGACACCGTTAATGCTACGGTGGTTTACGCTACTTCGCAACTTGGCTACGCCAACGCGGGTTACGGCACAGTCACCCAGCAAAACAATAAAGCCACTGGTGTTACGCTAAACAAGACCGCTGGGACTATTACGACAACCAACGCACAGATGGCCCCCAGTGCAGATGTTGCGTTTATTGTCACCAACAGCCAAGTTTCTGCGTTGGATACAGTAATCGTAAATATTGCATCTGGCGCTACGGCTACTTTTGCGTATTCGATTGCGGTGGTGACTGTGACAGATGGCGCGTTTACTATCAATTTGAGCAATATGTCGAGCAACGCCTACACAGACACGCTCAAGATCAATTTTGCTATTCTTCATGTTTTGCCTGCATAGGGGTTATCATGCCACTCGTTAAGTCAAAGTCACCCGAAGCCTTTCGCAAAAATGTCAAAGCTGAAGTTGCAGCGGGTAAGCCTATCAAGCAGGCAGTGGCGATTGCGTATTCAGTCAAGCGCGAGGCCGCTAAACCAATGAAGAAAAAATAATGGCAGATCCAACAGGCATCGTAGCGGCAGGCAATGTCGCCAATGGCGGCAGGAAAGCTAAGAGCGAGTCCAGCGTACTCGCTACAGCGCGTTCCCGTCTTGATCTTGCCATGTCAGCGCTGTCTGACAGCCGGGAAGATGAAATTGATGACCTGAAATTCTACGCAGGCTCGCCAGACAACCATTGGCAGTGGCCGTCAGATGTGCTGGCGACTCGCGGTGCTGTGCAAGGCCAGACGATTAACGCTCGGCCATGCTTGACAATTAACAAGCTGCCACAGCACGTTCGTCAAGTGACTAACGACCAGCGGCAGAACCGTCCGGGTGCAAAAGTCATTCCCGTTGACGATAACGCTGACGTTGAGATTGCAGAGATCTTTAACGGGATGATTCGGCACATTGAGTACCGATCAGATGCTGATGTGGCCTACGACACGGCCTGCGAAAACCAAGTGGCTTACGGGGAGGGATATTTTCGCCTGCTCACTGAGTACTGCAACGACGACACGTTCGATCAAGACATCAAAATTGGGCGTATTCGCAACAGTTTTAGCGTCTACATGGATCCAATGATCCAAGACCCGACTGGCGCAGACGCCAAATATTGTTTTATCACTGAAGACCTGACAAAAGACGAGTACGAGCGTATGTACCCGGACGCATCGCCCGTGTCTACGCTGCAATCGCTGGGTGTTGGCGACCAATCTATCTCCAACTGGCTTAACGAAGACACGATTCGCATTGCCGACTACTACTACATTGATTACGACCCGGCTACGCTAAACCTGTATCCCGGTAATATCACCGCTTTTGACGGTACTCCGCAAGATAAACAGTTAAAAGCTATCTACGGCAAGCCTAAGAAAAGCCGCGAAGCTGACCGCCAAAAGGTCAAGTACTGCAAAATTAACGGCTACGAAATTCTTGAGGAACGCGATTGGGTTGGCAAGTACATCCCCGTTATCCGCATTGTCGGCAACGAATTTGAGGTTGATGGCCGTCTGTATGTGTCGGGCTTGGTGCGTAACGCCAAGGACGCGCAGCGGATGTACAACTACTGGGTGTCTCAAGAAGCTGAGATGCTGGCTCTGGCGCCAAAAGCCCCGTTTATTGGCTACGGCGGCCAGTTTGAGGGCTACGAAGACAAGTGGAAGACCGCTAATACAAACAACTGGCCTTATTTGGAGGTCAATCCAGACGTTACAGACGGCCAAGGCGCTGTTTTGCCACTACCGGCTAGGGCACAGCCTCCAATGGCCTCTAGCGGCCTCTTGCAAGCCAAATCAGGCGCTGCTGAAGACATTAAGTCCACAACCGGGCAATACAACGCATCTTTGGGCATGGGTAGCAATGAGCGTTCAGGAAAAGCCATTCTTGCGCGCCAGCGCGAGGGCGATGTGGGCACATACCATTACGGCGACAACTTAGCCCGTGGTATCCGCCACCTTGCCCGGCAGTTAGTTGACATGATTCCCAAGATTTACGACACGCAGCGCATCGCACGAATTATTGGCGAAGACGGCGAAACGAAAATGGTCAAGATTAACCCTGACCAGATGGAATCAGTCAACAAGATTCAAGACGAAAACGGCATTGTCATTGAGAAGATTTACAACCCGGGTGTCGGCACTTATGACGTGGTGGCTACGACTGGCCCGGGCTACGCGACCAAGCGTCAAGAGGCACTGGAAGCAATGGCTCAGTTGCTGCAAGGCAACCCACAGTTGTGGGCAGTGGCTGGCGATTTGTTTGTCAAGAACATGGATTGGCCAGGCGCGCAAGAGATGGCCAAACGCTTTGCCAAGACCATTGATCCGAAGTTGATGAGCGATGGCGAGGACAATCCAGAACTGCAAGCCGCGCAGCAACAGATGCAAGCGATGGGTCAAGAGATGGAGCAGATGCACCAGATGATTACCAATGTTGGTAAGTCCATCGAAGCGCAAGACATGAAACGCAAGGATTACGAAACTGAAATCAAGGCATATCAGGCCGAAACGCAGCGGATTTCTGCTGTGCAAGCCGGCATGAGTGAGCAGCAGATTCAGGATATTGCTATGGGCGTAGTTGCTGCGGCAATGGAGTCACAAAACACGATGAACCAGATGCCTGAGATGCGTGAAGAATCCATGCCTATGGAAATGACGCAAGAAGAAATGCCACCACAAGGAATGCCACAATGAAATGCGCTGAATTTATAGGGATTCTGTTCCTAGCCCGTGATGTAACGCACAGTGTTCATTTGAACACCCGGAGTTACTCCAAACACGTTGCGCTTAACATTTTCTATGATCGCATCATTGGTGCGGCGGATGATTTTGCCGAAGCCTACCAAGGCCGTCACGGTTTGATTGGCCCAATCAATTTGCACTCGGCAAAGAAAACCAGCAATGTCATTGAGTTTTTGGAAGACTCGCTAAAACAGATCGAAGATTGCCGGTACGAAGTTGTTGATAAATCAGATTCGTCGCTGCAACAGTTGATAGATAATATTGTTGAAATTTATCTTCGCACGCTTTACAAACTTCGCTTTTTGGCATAAGGAAACATCATGGCTAATTACACACAAGCTGCTGCAACAACCCAAGTTAAAGTTGGTGCTGGCAAGCTCTACGGGATTTTTGTTTCCGCTTCTTCAAGCGGTACTTTGACGATCTATGACTCTGGCGCCAAAAGCACTGACGACCCTAAAATTTCCGACACAATCAGCGTAGCCGCTGGTACAACTTATTTAAACATCCCCGCCGGGTTGTTTTTTAACAAAGGTTTGTACATTGTGCTTGGTGGTTCGTCTGCGGCGTTTACCGTTGCCTACGATTAATCTGGTACATTTACCAAAACCGTATCGGTGAGGTTCACCGAGGAATCTAAGGATTCAGAAACATGACTGAAGAAGTCGAAAACCTAGCGGTTACACCCGTGCCAGAACAGGAAGCAACGGCTGCGCCTGAAACTGTAGTAGAAACGCCGGAAGTAGTTGGAGCCAAATCATTCTCGCAAGAGGAACTTGACGCAGCTATTGGAAAACGCCTCGCAAGAGAGCAACGTAAGTGGGAACGAGAGCAAGTACAACGTCAGTCTGAACAACAGACGTTGAGGGCAGCACCGTTAGCTAGCGCTGACCAGTTTGATACCAATGAAGCGTATGCGGAAGCATTGACACTTCAAAAGGCGGAAGAACTGATCGCCAAGCGTGAAGCAGCAAAGCAGCACTCGCAAGTTCTTGAAAGCTATCACGACCTTGAGGAAGCAGCGCGGGACAAGTACGATGACTTTGAACAAG